AAAAAATTATTAGCTGTTCTATTATTAGTACCAGGTTTAGCTTTAGCACAAAAGGCACCACAAGGTGTCACATACGATGCACAGATAGTAAGAGTTAATGACGGTGATACAGTAGTGATTGCAGCACCGTTTTTGCCAGCACCACTAAAGCCTGAATTGGCTGTGAGAGTGTTTGGTGTTGATACACCAGAAAAAGGCCACCGTGCTATGTGTCCAAGCGAAGCACAACGAGGTGAAGCTGCCACCGCATTTACCAAGAATGCTGTAGCCAAATCAGTCAAGCGTCAAGTTATTCTTTACGGGTGGGACAAGTTCGGCGGCCGTGTGCTGGGTGACATGATCCTAGATGGGCAAAGCCTACGTGCCATGTTGATTGCCAATGGATTTGCCAGAGAGTATTACGGCGAAGCCAAACAGTCATGGTGCAACTAACAGGACCTGACGATTCCGAAGATGATCGCCCTATAGTTCCGTATGGCGATCATTAATGAAATGGGTTTTTGTTTTAATGGTTTTTGTAGTAGATGACGGTGTATGGCGTGAGTGGAACAGTTATCCCACACTTGCTGCATGCGAAGAAGTAATATCCGTAATTAGATACCACAGGGAAGAAAAAATACGAGCCTATTGTTTAGCCAGAGAAACCAATGAATGATATTGAACAATTGAAAGTGTTGGCCGGTATTGGTAATCGTGCAGTGATGCAAGAGTACAAGGGCTTTGTTGGCAGCAATATCAGTGTGACTGGTAATGAAAAAGGCGAACTCATGAAGAAACATGATATTCGCCCTGGGACTGACGCCTGGTTTAAACTATGGTTTAGCCTGCCTTATCTTACCGGCGAGAAGCCTATCTAAGCAACATCAGCATCTCTACCTAAATACTGATTCCATTTAGGATCTTTTACCCTAAAAGGACTATTTTTCCATGCAGCAGCTAAAGCATAGTAATCAGGTTTATAAGGTTTTTTAATTGGCTTAATATTATTTTTATCAGCTTTATGCCAATTACAACTCTTACAGCTGGTAACACAATTAGTCCATTCTGTTTTACCGCCGCGACTGATAGGTGTTACATGGTCAATAGTCAATTGATCAAAATCAAAAGTATCTAAACAATATTGGCATTGATATAGATCCCGTAGATACATATTGTAACGTGTAAAATTTACCCGACGTTTGAAATTGAAGTATTCTAGGGTAATGGCTACGCTAGGAACATTAAGCGCAAGTTTTTCACTATGTACTATCCAATTTGGATAAGTTTCTATTACTTGAATTCTTCCCAAATACATTAATTTGATAGCATGTTGCCAATGAATAACGCTAAGTGGAAGCACACTAATAGGTGTGTAATCTTTGTTTAAAAGTAGAGTATGAGCCATAAGTAAAATTATGTTAAAGCCTAATGATAGTATTATAAAGAGTCCGTATCAAAAAGTCAACATGACCGAGGACCAGATATTAGAATTTGCCAGATGCGCAGACCCTGAATCAGGTCCAGAGTATTTTATGAGCAACTATTTTTATATACAGCATCCTGTAAAAGGTAAAATGTTGTACAACCCATTTGAATATCAAAGAAAGCTTATAGATACTTATCACAACAACAGATTCAGTATTAGCCTAATGCCCAGACAAACAGGTAAAACCACTAGTGCAGCTGGTTATCTACTTTGGTTTGCCATGTTCCGCCCAGATTCCACTATCTTGATTGCAGCACACAAATACACCGGCGCTCAAGAAATCATGCAGCGTGTACGCTATGCCTACGAATTATGCCCGGACTGGATCAGGGCCGGTGTCACTAGTTATAACAAAGGATCAATTGATTTTGAAAATGGCTCACGTATTGTAAGTCAAACAACTACTGAAACAACTGGTCGAGGTATGAGTATTACGTTACTTTATTGTGACGAGTTTGCGTTCGTTAGGCCTACCATTGCAAAAGAATTTTGGACAAGTATTTCTCCTACATTAAGCACTGGTGGTAAAGCCATTATTACCAGCACCCCCAACAGCGACGAAGATCAATTTGCATTCATATGGAAGCAGGCAAACAAATCAGTAGATGAATTTGGCAATCCCCGAACGGATGGCTTGGGTGTAAATGGATTCAAAGGATATCAAGCCGCGTGGTGGGAGCATCCAGACAGGGATGAACAGTGGAAAGCAGAAGAAATTGGACGCATTGGAGAAGAACGTTTTAGACGCGAACACGGTTGTGAGTTTTTGATCTATGACGAAACACTGATCAACAGTATTACCTTATCAGAACTTGAAGGTCGGGATCCTATAGAGTTACAAGGACAAGTGCGTTGGTTTCAAAAACCACAGAGAAATCGTACTTATGTGCTAGGACTAGATCCCAGTCTGGGTACAGGAGGCGATTATGCAGCTATACAAGTGTTTGAACTACCAACCATGATTCAAGTGGCAGAATGGCAACACAATCGCACACCCATACAACGACAGATAACTATTCTCAAAGAAATATGTGAATACATTTATGAATGTATTGGCACACAAAATGACATTTACTACAGCGTAGAAAACAATACCCTAGGAGAAGCTGCACTAATTGTAATAGCAGAATTTGGTGAAGAAAACATAAAAGGAACATTCTTAAGCCAACCTGTTAAGCCAGGACAAGCTAGAATATACAGAAAAGGCTTTACCACCACAAACAAAAGTAAATTGGCAGTTTGCGCCAAGTTTAAAAATTTAATAGAAAATCGAAAGTTGATTATTTGTAGTAAGAACTTGATAAGTGAGCTGAAAACCTTCGTAGCAAGTGGAGTAGGATTTGCTGCTAAGATAGGCGAAACCGACGATCTTGTGTCTGCTACATTACTGACACTAAGGCTTATACAGGCACTACAAAGTTTTGATGCTGATTTAGACGCAAAAATGCGCGATAACCAAGATGATTATATCGCACCAATGCCTTTTATAATGATTTAACGATAAATAATACATTATGCGCGAATTAAACAAAATAGCCTCTGATTTATTTGATAAAATACGTAGTAGATTTGAACCTATAAAATTAGGAGATAAATCTGGCGATGACACCAAAAAACCCGAAGCAGCCAGATTTTTTAACTTTGATTACACAAGTCAAGATGGTCACAATTTTGGTAACATCACAATCAGTATTGTTGATGAGAAACATCTTAAAATTGTTTATGGGTCAAATATATCAGATGGGTTAGATGATTCACAACAACAAGAATGGTCTCAATTTCTTAGAAGTATGCGAAAATTTGCTAGACGTAATGGTTTAATATTTGACAACAGAGACATAAACCGTAGTAATCTAGATATAAGAGACATTAAACAACAAGCTGGCACAGATGCCACATTTAACAAAGATGAATTGGCCATTTCAGAAGGTCGTTTGTATGGCATGGGCAATAACAAGCGTGTTAGCTTTGGTGATGTAGGCAAACACAAATTAATTATTAAACATCGTGATCAAATTGATCCCGACAAACACGGTGACAGAGCCAGACAAATAGAACACGTTTTTATTGAAACACCAGTAGGTGAGAGATTCTTACTTGACCACAACAATTTACATGGTGCAAGGGCATTGGCTAGACACCTAAACGAAGGCGGTACAATTGGTGATGAAGGTAGCATGTTTATCAATGGCATGGTACAAGAGATGGCTAGTATGCGACATTTTGTGCGAGCCATGCGTAATCGCACATTTGAAGATACAGAAACTACTGGAATGGTAGAAGCTGCTATGCACAGATACAATGAAGTAAAAGAAAATCTCAAAAAGTTTCAAAGCAGACGCGGTCAGGAACTTTTAACCAATATGTTAGATTATAATCAAGACATAGAAGAAACTGTTGATATTGATGAATTAAGAGAACGGTTTGTTAAAAAAATATACGATGATAGATTCAATGAAGCCCTACCGTATGTGTATAAAGCCTATCAAAACAGGAAACGTATGAATACTTCTGAAACAGCAGAATTTGAATCCTGGGCCACTGATGTAACAGAGGCCACTTGGGATTCGGACACAGACGACATGGACGAAAATAATCTTGCTAGATTATTTGAAAAACCAATTGCAGCAGGCATGGATGGTGTAGATGGTATTGCTGCAATTTCCAACATACAAGATTTGGATTCTGAAGATCTACAAACATCTATCAAAAAATTATCTCAAGTTCAAGGTCCGGACGCAGATGTTAGAAGCACTATAATTGGTTGGTTGATGTCCAATGGAGAACGAGCATTGGCACAAAGCCTGCTCGGAATGATGCAACAGCAAAATGCTAACACACAACCAGCACCACAACAACCAACGCCACCACAGCAACCGGTTGGAGCAGCTAAAACGGATGAACCTGTAGTAAATGAAGATATAGAAATGATTCGTTGGTTGAGTGGTTTGATTAAAAAGTAAAAAAAACTTTTGACAGCATAAATAAAATTGTTATACAATTGCACGGTGCAGTTGTATATCTAGGCACAAACATTATGGCATTTTATAAGGAGAAACATTATGGCCACATCTTTAGCAGAAATTCGCGCTAAACTACAAGCGCAAGAAAACCGTCAATCAGGCGGACAATCACAAGGCGACAACGCCATCTATGCACACTGGAACATTCCAGAAGGTTCAAGTGCAAAAATCCGTTTCCTACCAGACGCTAACACAAACAACTCTTTCTTTTGGGTTGAGCGACTGATGATTCGCTTGCCATTCGCAGGCATCAAAGGACAGGCAGATTCAAAGCCTGTTGTAGTACAAGTACCTTGTGTAGAAATGTATGGAGACGCATGCCCAATTCTAGCAGAAGTGCGTACTTGGTTCAAAGACCCAGGACTAGAAGAAATGGGTCGTAAGTATTGGAAGAAAAAATCATACCTGTTCCAAGGTTTTGTAAGAGAAAATCCATTGGCGGATGACAAAACACCTGAGAATCCTATTCGTAGATTCGTTATTAGTCCCCAGATCTTTAATTTAATCAAGGCTGCACTAATGGACCCAGAACTAGAAAGCATGCCTACAGATTACACCGCTGGATTGGATTTTACTGTTACAAAAACCAGTAAAGGTGGTTATGCTGACTACAGTACCAGTAAGTGGAGTCGTAAAGAAACTGCACTGACCGCACAAGAACAAGCGGCAATTGACAGTTTTGGTCTTTACAATCTTGCAGACTTCTTGCCAAAACGTCCAGGCGAAGTAGAACTCAAGGTTCTCAAAGAGATGTTTGAAGCCAGTGTAGATGGTCAAGCATATGATCCAGATCGTTGGAGTCAATACTACAAGCCCAGTGGCTTTCAAGGTCGCGGCGGTGATGATGTAGAGACTGCTGCACCTACTCCAGCAGCTAAGGCAGCACCTGCTCCTGTTCAATCAGTGGCACCATTTGATGCCGACGAAGAAGATGACGCTCCAGTAGCAACTGCCCCTGTGCAAGCTGCTGCTGCCAAACCATCAAGCCAGCGAGCCGAGGATATCTTGGCTATGATTCGTAATCGTACTAAGTAGTAAATAATCTATAAAAATGGATGCCAATGGCATCCATTTTGTAACTTGAAAAAGTATAGATGTTTAATAACTCAGTAAAATTACAATGACAGATGTAGTGATAGCGGCATTACCTTATGTAGGTACTTCTGAACCTTTAATGGCTCCTGCTTTATTAAAAGGAGTTGTCAAAAAAACAGGTCTTACGTGCAGCACTTTCGACTTTAATGCTGAAACAATCAAATTCTTAAATGATCACTATGCTGATATAAAGCCTCGCGTAATCAGATGGTTTGAGTACGAGGAGTATAATGATTGCGTTGAAGTGCAAGAAGTAATTGCAGAAATAGTAAAGTATATTACCTCAAGAATAATGAGTGAAAATCCTAAATGGATATGTTTAAGTTTATTCTGTCATACTGCTAAAAAATTAAACGTGCAGCTCTGTAAGTTTATTAAAAAAAATTATGATGTCAAAATTGTAATTGGAGGAAACGCCGTATTCACTGATCCTAAAAGTCCAAGACCATATGGGAAAATTTTAAAAAAAGCAAAATTAATTGATCATTACATTGTAGGGGACGGTGAGGAACCGCTTTATAATTTGCTAACAGGATCTTTAGATGGTGTTAATAGTGAAACTTTTCAAGCTTTAGACGATCTGTCAAAACAACCTTTTTCTGATTACGACGACTATAATTGGGCTCTTTATGAAACAAAACGTTTGCCAATGTATGCAAGTCGTGGTTGTGTAAGGCGTTGCACTT